AGCAACTATTAGTTTGGGTAGACCATCTTCTCAAAGAGTGGTTGGTATTACAACTGGAGCAACAACAACAATTGATTTTCCAGAGGGAACTGGATCTCCATTTGAGGTTGGTGATGCAGTATCATTATCGGTAACAGGCCAATCATATTATGATTTTAGTCATAAGACTGTGAAATCAGTTGATACATCATCTAACGTTGGTGGATATTTTAATACCAGAATTGTAATAAACCACGATTCATCTGGAGTTGCTACTGCTTTTAGTGCTCCATATGCTGAGTTAAGAGGATCATTTAAAGTCGGATCTATTGCTGCAACTGGCAGTGGTACATTATATGCACAACAAGTACAAGTTAGCGGAGTAGCCTGATGAAACTTATCAGAGAAGAAATCGAATCAGTTGAGATTCTTGTCGAACAAAAAAACGGTAAGAAATCAATGTATATTGAGGGTGTTTTCCTCCAGGGAAACATCAAAAATCGTAATGGCAGAATGTATCCTATGGAGACACTTCGCCGTGAAGTTTCTAGATATAACGAAAATCACGTTGTTGCTGGTAGAGCACTTGGAGAACTGGGACACCCAGACGGTCCAACTGTAAATCTAGATCGTGTTTCTCATAAGATTGTTTCTTTAAGAGAAAGTGGTTCAAACTTTATTGGTAAAGCAAAAATCCTCAGCACTCCAATGGGTAAGATTGCATCTTCTTTGATTGAAGAAGGTGTAAAACTTGGTGTTTCTTCTCGTGGTATTGGTTCATTAAAGATGACCCGTGAGGGTGTTAATATCGTTGGCGATGATTTCATGTTAGCAACTGCTGCTGATATCGTTGCTGATCCTTCCGCACCTGATGCATTTGTTGAGGGAATCATGGAAGGTAAAGAGTGGGTATGGGATGGTGGAATCCTCCGCGAAAAATATGCTGAGAAAACTCAGCGTAGAATCAACACCCTTGTTGATCAAAGAATTCTTGAGGAAAATAAGTTAAACCTATTTAATGACTTTTTAAATAGCCTTTAATTCATAAAATATCTTAATTTATAAATAAATATAGTTTTAATAAACGGAAAATCGGAGAGTTCAAATGTCTAGTGGAAATGATTTACAAGAAATGGAAGTAGGCACTAAGCAATCCAAAACTGCTGTTAATGCTGGCGCAAAAGCAGCAGAACCAATGGATACTTCAGTAGCAGGATCTTACGAAGATCTCGGCGGACCTACCCCAGAAAATTATCGTCCAGACGACGATTCAGCAAAACTCAAAACCCCAGGTAGCACCCTTAAGCAAGTTAAGGATGTTGTCAATAAGGGTGCAAAGCCTGCTGAAGCAATGAAAGGTGTGAAGGAAGAAGAAGAACTCGAAGCAGAAGAAGTAATCGAGGAAGAAGAAGAACTCGATACTGAAGAAGTAATCGAGGAAGAAGAAGTAGTTGAAGAAGAAACTGAGCAGGTTGCTGAGTATGACATCGAAGAAGATGTCAATGCACTTCTTGGCGGTGAAGAACTCTCCGAAGAATTCAAAGAAAAAGCAAAAACCATCTTTGAGGCAGCAATTCATTCTAAAGTTGCTGGCATCAAAGAAGAGCTGGAGCAGGCATATGCAGTTGCTCTCGCTGAAGAAGTACAAGAAATCAAAGAATCACTCGCAGAGCGTGTTGATTCTTATCTTGAGTATGTTGCTGACGAGTGGTTTGAAGAAAATGCACTCGCCATTGAGCACGGTCTGAAGACCGAAATGACCGAATCATTCCTCCAAGGAATGAGAAGTCTTTTTGAAGAACATTATGTAACAATCCCTGAAGAAAAATATGATGTACTTGAGAGCATGGTAGAAAAACTTGATGACATGGAAACAAAACTCAACGAGCAGATTGAGAAAAATATTTCCCTTAACAAGCGTCTCGCAGAGTCGGTTGCTGATGGAATCTTAGATCAAGTCTCTGAAGGTCTTGCACAGACTCAGAAAGAGAAGCTCGCTTCACTTGCTGAAAGTGTTGAGTTTGAAAGTGAAGAAGCATATCGTGAAAAGCTGGAGACACTGAAGGAGTCGTATTTCGCCTCTAAACCACAGTCTTCATCTGCTAAAACAGAAACCCTTTCTGAGGGAGTAGACGTTCAGCATGAGTCATACTCAAACTCGATGTCTGCATACCTGAAAACCCTGGGTTCATTTGGCAACAAAAACTGAATTTAACATTAAATCAAACACAAACATTCACTAAGGTAAACGCAAATGTTCCAATCCGAGCATCTGCAGGAAAAGTGGGCACCTCTCCTCAACTATGAGGGACTTGATAAAATCACAGATTCCCATAAGAGAGCTGTAACCGCCGTCCTGCTGGAAAACCAAGAAAAATTCCTCCGCGAGCAATCCGCATTTGAAAATGGCGGAATGCTTACTGAGCAACCAAACGTAAACACTGACCCATCTGGAACCGGTAATGCTGGTTTTAGTGGCGCTGGTGCTTCACCTGTTGCTGGTTTTGACCCTGTTCTGATCTCTCTGATCAGACGCTCAATGCCTAACCTGGTCGCTTATGACCTCGCAGGTGTTCAACCAATGAGCGGTCCTACTGGACTGATCTTCGCAATGCGTTCGAAGTACGTCAATCAGAACGGAACCGAAGCATTCTTCAACGAAGCAGATACCGCATTCTCTGGTCAGGATGCAGGATTTAACCTCACTGACTTCACTGATGTCAACGCTGGTATGGGTACTACTGCCCAGTCTGGCACCAACCCTGCAGTTCTGAACCCTGTCGGTACTGCATCTTCACTGGGTTACCTGGTTGGTCAGGGCATGAAGACTCAGAGTGCTGAAGCACTTGACACGGGTACTAATGCATTCAACCAGATGGCTTTCTCGATTGAGAAAGTCACCGTTACCGCACGTTCAAGAGCTCTGAAGGCAGAGTACTCCTTGGAACTGGCACAAGACCTTAAGGCAATTCACGGTCTGAATGCTGAAGCAGAACTTGCTAACATTCTCTCCACTGAGATCCTCGCGGAAATCAACAGAGAAGTTATCAGAACCATCTACAAGGTTGCTGAGCAAGGTGCTGTTTCTAACACCGCTACTGCTGGTGTATTCGACCTCGACGTTGACTCTAACGGACGTTGGTCTGTTGAGAAGTTCAAGGGTCTTCTGTTCCAAATCGAGAGAGACGCTAACGCAATTGCACAGCGCACTCGTAGAGGAAAGGGCAACATCATCCTGTGTTCCGCAGACGTTGCTTCCGCTCTGACCATGGCTGGTGTACTGGACTACACCCCAGCACTCAACGCTAACCTGAACGTTGATGACACTGGTAACACCTTCGCTGGTGTTCTGCAAGGTAAGTATCGCGTATACATCGATCCTTATTCTGCAAACCTCACCGCTGCTAATGCATCGGGTGGCAACCAGTACTACGTTGTCGGTTATAAGGGTACTTCACCTTATGACGCAGGTCTGTTCTACTGCCCATACGTTCCTCTTCAGATGGTTCGTGCAGTTGGAGAGAACTCCTTCCAGCCCAAGATTGGCTTTAAGACCAGATATGGTCTGGTCGCCAACCCATTCGCTGAAGGAACCAACGCTGGTGGTGGTGCTCTGCAAATCAACACCAACCGCTACTACAGACGTGTTGCAGTCAAAAATTTAATGTGATATTCATTCACATCTCTACAGGGACCTCTTCGGAGGTCCTTTTTTTATATATAATTTTGTAATAACTTATTTTTAACAATGCCAAGACCTAGAACTAATACTAGTGGTAAGTATGGTCAACGCGATGCAGAAAATCATCGTAACTGGATGCGAAAAAGAAGAAATGAAAGAAAAGCAATGTTTGCTGAAGAGTTGGGAGGAAAGTGTGCCGATTGTGGAGGTAAGTTTCCTTTATGCTGCTATGACTTCCACCACATTGATGAAAGCACTAAATCATTTGAAATTGCTCCAGCATTAGACAGAAATATTGATGTAATAAGAGAAGAAGTTCAGAAGTGTGTGTTACTATGCTCTAATTGTCACAGAATTAGACACTCGATCACTAAATAGTTAGAAAAAATGGCGGGAAGACCATCACAAATAGAGAATAGAAATTTTCTATCACCAACTGGATTTAAATTCATCCTTAAGAGAAGTCCTAAGGTTGCGTTTTTCTGCAATCAAGCAAA